ATTCAAATACAAGAAAGTTCAGTCTAAAGAATTCTTAATCGCTTCATTCGAACTTGACAAAAACAAATTACCAGTATTTATTATGAATGTTGGTGAACAATTCTTCAAAGCTAAGCCGAAAGGTACTAAGGAATACTGGTCATCAATCAATCCACATGACTTTGTTAATAAATGGGCTACGGTTGAATTCGAAACATATAGTAAGGCTGGGATTCCATTAAAAGGTGTTTTTGTATCAACTCGTGAAATGAATTCAAACAACGAACCAAAGGAATAACATGAAAGATATTACTAAACAATTAAAAAACAGAGTATCAATTGAATCGATGGTGTCAGCAAACGGAAATTCTGTGCCAAACCAATTTATAATATACTCAGCCTATGGAAGAATGTTTAGATCTTATAACTCAAATGTAGCATTTTGTCCAAATGACGAACCAGGAAAAGTATACTTAGGAAGTGACTGGGACTATTCAAGAACTACAATGAAGTATCTCAACTGGTTTTTAAATGGTCAAACATAATTAATACAATATGCCCTAAAGAATTTTTTTGTGTGGTGTATGGATAAAAACAATGACTGTGAGGACATAGAATCTTTCTTTGACGAAGAATGTATAATAGATTCACTGGATCATCCTACAGTAGCTTTAATGATTGAAGAGGGTATGATGTATGTCGAAGCAGAATCAGCAATAGAAAATGATGAATGGAAAGTACTTGAAGACTATGACGCATCTAGCTTAGCTCTTGCGTATGCAGAAGATAAGGCAGAAGAGGATAAAAATGAAATAGTACAACATTTACAACCGTATTTTAATGAACAAGATTATATAGAGGATTTACTAGTAGACGGAGAAGGTTATTTACTAGCTCCGTATGATGGAGAAGAAAGAGATCAGGTTGTAGAAGGAACTACTTACTACTTATACAGACAGCAGTAAGCGCTTATCAGTTACAATTTACCCCTCTTGTCTGAAATGACATAAAACTAAAACCTTAAGGAAATAATATGAACAAACAAGAATTTATTAGAACAGTTGCTGAAAAAGCAGGATTATCTAAACAAGATACTAAAGTTGCAGTGGAAGCTGTATTAGAAACAATTACTGAAACTTTATCAAACAAACAATCAGTTGCCTTTGTAGGCTTTGGAAAATTCTCTACAGCATACAGAGCTACAGAGCTGCAAGAACTGCAAAAGTTCCAGGAACAGATAGAACTGTTGATGTTCCAGCTACTACTGCCCCTAAGTTTAAGGCTGGAAAGTTACTTAAATCAGCTGTAGCAGAGGGTTAATTAGATGCTTCCTATAGAAACACCAAATCCTTTATTCGGGTTATATTTATACCCGGAGGCTAAAGAGATTATGGAGAAGCAGCAAGACATAACATGGGCTGCACAGGAGATACCAGTAGAAGGGGATAAACAAGATTACTTAGTTAAAATGTCTCCAGCTCAAAATAATCTAGCAGTAACTACTCTACAATCATTTGTTGAAGTGGAACAAACTGTTGGAGATGTTTGGGAAACATTTGCAACTTGGTTCCCTCATTCTGAAATTGAAGGTGCTTGTATGGAAATTGCCAGAATGGAAAAATCAGTACATGCCTTCTTCTATCAAAAGATGTCAGATGTCCTTAACATTGATCCAGAAGAAATTGTAGAACAACAACAGGCTATTAAAGCTATTAAGAATAAGTTACAGCTTTTAAAGGACATTACTACAAACCTAGAAGCTGATAAGCCTTTATCTTTATTTACAGTTGCAGCAATTGAACAGAATTTACTATTCGGTAACTTCGCAATGCTTAAGTCGTTTAAAGCAAACGGAAACAACTTGATAAAGAAGACGTTAACAGGTGTGGACTATGTAATCCAAGATGAGCAACTTCACGGAGTATTTGCTACATTTCTACACAACCAATATCTAAAGGAGTCAGAAGTTTCTGATACACCTTTAAACAAACAAGAACATACTGTTAAATGTATTGAAGTAATTAAAGCTATAGTATGCCATGAAGACTCAGTAATTGATTATGTTTACGCAACAGAAGAGTCTATTAATGATATTACAGCTGCAGAACTTAAAGCTTTTATTAGATCTAGAGCAAATATGGTGCTGTCTGATATGGGTTTCCAAGAATTGTACCAAGTACCATCAAACCCTATTGCAGAATGGTTCTATCAAGGAATTAATTCTATCAAAGTGCATGACTTCTTTTCAGCAAACACAACACAATACAAACGTAACTGGAAATTTGACAATTTCAGTTTCTTCCAAGGAGAATCTAATGCAACCAATGAATAAATATGAACAGTTGTCCCATCTTCGTAAGCAATTACAACACGGTGGAGAAGCTCCAGATTGGTATTCAACAGCAGCTTATCAATTATTAGTTAACCAAGATTATCTTGATAGAGGTGAAACACCAAAAGGTATGTATACTAGAATAGCTAAACGAGCTGCAGAATTAACTAAGTTTGAGATACCTTGTAGCTACGGGTACGACAATTGGTTTGATGCATTCTTCGACATTATGTGGAGAGCTTGGTTATCTCCTTCAACTCCTGTACTAACTAATATGGGAAATAATAGAGGACATCCAATATCTTGTTCAGGAACACATATTCCAGACAGTATTGTAGGATTCTATGAAGCTCGTACTGAAATAGCACAACTAACTCAACGTGGTTATGGGACTTCTTGGGGTCTTGATTTAGTCAGACCTAGAGGTTCGGCAATATCTAAAGGTGGAACAGCCAACGGAATTATGCAGCCAGCAGAAGGAGCTGTTAAAGATACAGAAGACGTTTCACAAGGAACACGTAGAGGTAACATTGGCCAATACCTTAATCCACTGCACCCAGACTTTGATGAGCTTGTAGGACAATTGCGAGCAGATCATATGGGTTGGAACATTGGATGGAATTTTACTGAAGAATTTCCTGAGCTACTTAATAGAGATCCACAAAGGGCAGATTATATCTGGAAACGTATCTTGAGTACAAAGATGCTTACCGGTAAAGGCTACTTTTTATTTTTAGATAAAGTAAATAAAAATGTACCGAAGATGTATAAAGACAGAGGTTTTAAAGTTAGGCATTCTAATCTGTGTGCTGAAATCGCTTTAATGAATGATGAAAACCATTCATTCACTTGTGTATTATCATCTATGAATATAGTTAAATATGATGAATGGAAAGACACTAAAGCTATTGAAATTGCTACAGTATTCTTAGACGCAGTCATTGAAGACATGCTTATTAAAGCTAGACAAGAACGAGGGTTTGAAAAAATCATTGCTTTTACTGAAAAGTCTAGAGCACTAGGTCTTGGACAGTTAGGTCTTTCTTCATATTATCAAATGCAAGGCTGGGCTTATGGAAGTTTATCTTCTATTATGTTTAATCAAAAGATAACTCAACTCCTAGTAGATAGAACTAGAAAGGCCTCAGAACTTTTAGCCAAAGAGTTAGGTGAACCTGAGTGGATGAAAGGGTATGGAAGACGTAATAGTCATTTATTAGCATTTCCTCCAACAAAATCCACTGCAATATTTATGGGTGGGTACTCTGAAGGAATTAACTTAGTATTTGCTAATGTTTACGAACAGGAAACAGCTGGAGGAATTGTATACAGAATTAACCCAGTGTTACTACCAATAATGAAAGAACGAGGTATGTACACTAAAGAGGTGATGAAGCGAATCGCAGAATCTCAAGGTTCTATCCAAGGAGAAGATTGGCTAACTGATGATGAAAAGTTAGTATTTAAAACAGCTTTTGAAGTAAATCAAGAAAGTGTGTTAACGATGGGTTCTCATAGACAACGTATAATGAACTCTGGACCAGACAGTATTGGTCAAGGACAATCTCTTAATATATATATTACAGCCGAAGAGACTGAAGAGGAAATCTCAAGATTACATAGATTAGCTTTTGAAGATGATTATTTACAATCTCTGTATTATATACACAGTCTAAATGAGGAGTCAGTCTACAAGATTGATAAATCTACTTGTGTGGCGTGTGAAGGTTAAGGAAACTTTAAGGAACACTGTTCACTTATTAGAGGTCTGTTAAATTGGTATTCTATATTCAAGCAATTATATATTTATCTCTTACTTATGTTATCTGCCACACTTCCAAAAAGACTAAGTTTTCGGCCTGGCCGTTCAACCAACCAATTAAAAGGAATATAATGAAACAAGAAATTTATACATCAGAATTTAATTTTGGTCCAGAAGCAACTAAGAGACAATCAATGTTATTTGAAACGGATGTTGCTTATGCATCATCAGAGGGGTACGAATACATCCAACCAGCAAATGGTCCAGTATTTCTTATTGATGGAAACAACTTAATTGAACAACCTTCAGAAGAAGAATTAGATTTTGAAGAAGAACTAGCAGAATTTGCCAAATCATTAAGTGAGCCTGAAAAAGTGTGTAAGCATTGTGATAATCTTCAATTAATTGATGGTATTATCCACAACACATTATCAGCTAAAGTTGATAAAATCAATCCTGAACAAGCCGATACTATGCTTAAGTTAGCACATCTTCAATCAATTCTTATGGATAATCACTAGTAATGAAAACTGTATACATGATGAATGGACTTATGAGAAGTGGTAAAGACTTTACTACCTCTCTATTGAAACTTCATCTTGAACAACAAGGTAAGTCAGTTGAAGTAGTTGCATTTGCTGAACCTATGAAACAAATAGTTTCCACTATGTTTGGTATTACACTAGATCAACTTGAAGAGTATAAGAATTACCAAGACAGGTATCATGTGGTGCCTGTAGATATGAAAGACGGAAATCACGGAGAACATACTAATTTTCGTTCTATTCTACAGCTATTTGGCAGTGAAGCAATGAAGCCTGTATTCGGTAAGGATGTATGGTCTGAGTTAGCTCATACTAAAGTACTGGCTTCTAAAGCAGATGTAGTAATCATATCTGACTTTAGATTTACAACAGAGTATGATTACTTTAATTCTCACAATCAAGCAAATCATTACAACTTACAAACAGTACATATTATTGGTAAATCTGCTGAATCAGCAAACACACATGATTCTGAGATAACTCCAACTATACAATTTACTCACACTATTGACAACTCTAAACAGGATGACACAGTACTTAATTGGGTAATAAAGGAAACAGCATGAAACAATATCATGATATGCTACAATATGTCTTAGATAACGGTGTAGAGAAATCTGACCGTACAGGTACAGGGACTATCTCTGTATTTGGTTACCAAACTAGATACAACCTAGCTGAAGGATTTCCACTAGTAACTACTAAAAAAATGTTCACTAAAGGTATAATTGCTGAATTACTTTGGTTTTTAGAAGGTTCTACTGATGACTGAATTACTTTGGTTTTTAGAAGGTTCTACTGATGAACGTAGACTAGCTGAAATACAATATGGTAAACCTAGAGAAGAATTAATACGTAAATCAACTATCTGGACAGCTAACGCAGACGCACAAGGTAAATCACTTGGTTATTCTAATACTGACTTAGTTAAAGAACTTGGCCCAGTTTATGGAGCACAGTGGAGAAATTGGAAAGATAACACTATAGAACCGAGAAGTGATGGTTTGTATACGGACCAAATAGCGCAAGTTATTGAATCTATCCAAACTAACCAAGACAGCAGAAGACACATTGTTTCAGCTTGGAATGTAGCAGAAATCGACGAAATGGCTTTACCGCCTTGTCACACAATGTTTCAGTTCTATGTTTCAGATGGTAAGTTATCTTGCCAACTCTATCAGCGCAGTTGTGATTTATATTTAGGCGCACCGTATAATATCGCTAGTTACGCTTTATTAACAATGATGATAGCGCAGATATGCGATCTTGAACCAGGTGAATTTATTCATACTATGGGAGATACTCATATTTACTCCAATCACGTAGAACAGTGTAACGAGCTACTAACTAGAAAGCCATTTCCTTTACCTAAGATGGTTATTGACCAATCAGTGAAGGATATTGACTCTTTCACAATGGATTCATTTACACTAATAAATTATCAATGTCACGGAAAATTACCAGCACCTATGGCAGTATAAGGTAGTCCGAAGAATAAATCGGCTATAATGTTACTATGAAAGCAATTTATAAAATAACTAACACAGTAACAAACAAGATTTATGTCGGTTCTACTAAGGACTTTACCAAACGCAAGAAAACACACTTACGTACTTTACGTAATGGAACTCATCATTGTACTTATTTACAAAGGTCCTTTGACAAACATGGAGACGTGTTCGAAGTATCCGTAATCAAAGAACTCAGTGAAGATGAAAGTTTATTTGAGTTTGAGCAATACTACATTGATACACTCAAGCCTGAATACAATATCGGAAGTGTAGGCGGAGGAGATAATTTGACAGATAATCCAAATAAGAAAGCAATTATAGCTAAAATCACCAGCTCTACTAATAATCGTTACGCAAACATGACGACGGAAGAGAAGCGAATTGTATATGGTAAATCTGGCAGTGACAACGCTAATTGGAAAGGTGGTCATAAGTACTTCTGTGCTTGCGGTGCTAAGATATCGCAAGTAAACGACTGTTGCACAAAGTGTAGGGACCGTACGGGAAGTAGCAACTCTTTTTATGGAAAGAAACACTCTGCGGAAACGATAGCAAAACTACGTGAAGTCAACAAGGGTAAAGTACCAGCTAATGCTAAGGCAATCATGGCTGAAGGTACTGAGTATCCTTCTATGCGAGCTGCTGGAACAGCTTACGGTATCAACACTGCTGCTATGAAGTACAGAGTTGACAACAAAAATGAGAAGTGGGAAGACTTCTACAGAAAGGAAGATTAATGAATATTAAAGATATAAACTGGGACAACGTGGAATTTAAGAACGAAAAAAGGTTCTTATCTAACATGTATCCATGTAAAGTAATTATAAATGGAGTAGAGTACCAATCTTCTGAGAACTACTATATGGCAATGAAATTTTTAGGAACTTCTGATAACCTTGTAGATGAGATACAAAAGTGTACTCCATTACAGTCTAAGAGAGTAGCAAATAAAAATAAGTCCTTAATTAGAGAGGATTGGGACTCTGTAAAGATTCCAGTAATGCGTAGAGCTTTATTTGCTAAATTTACTCAAAACTTAGAGCTAATGAGCAGCCTTCTAGCAACCGGAAGTAGTCATCTGGAAGAAAGGAATGATTGGAAAGACGTTTTCTGGGGTACTTGTGAAGGTGTAGGTTCTAATCATCTAGGTAAATTACTTATGGAGCTGCGTAGTACAATAGCGGATTACGAATGCCACCAATCTATCAAAGCAGAGATGGCAGTATGAGTTGGCAAGGAGTTATCTCTCAATACCGTACTGAAGGTTTAACTTCAGGTGAAGCACTAGATGAACTATTAGATGCCTACCTGTCTAAGATGGATCCTTTACTAGGTGAGTACATCAAAGCGATAGATGGTGATGAATTAACAGACGACGAAGCTATTGAACTCATAGAATTTCGATTAAATCAACTATAGTGTATGTGGGTATTCTACATCTTCCCCGTAGACCTTTACTACCTTGGCAAGTAAAGCGAGCATACATAATAAGCCCAACCTAAATAACATCAAAGGAAATTAATGAATAAAAAAATTTACGTATCGGAATTTGTAGCTGACGCAGACAGCACAAAACGACAGAAAGCTTTATTCGAAGCAGATTTAAAGTATGCTATCTCTAGAGGGTATCAATACCTACAAGATGCAGAAGGCAATACTTTTACGATTATCAGTGAATCTGTTTTAGGGTTACTCCCAGGAAATACTCCAGAAGAAGTAGATGCTCTTATCGAAGACTACGAAAACTTCAAGGCTAACTACTCAGGAGAAGACCAGGATGAGTGCGACTCATGCCAGGAATCTAATATAGTTATACCAACGCCAGAAGAGGTTAGTGATTTATTAAATAATATTTTTCCTACCGAGGAAGACCCAGACGACGATGCATCGGACATTACAGATTATACAATCGAAGATCTTCAATCTAAGTTAAACCAAATCATAGGTAACACTCTTGAACTTGCAGAGCCTATCCAACCACAACGAGCAGACACACTGCTTAAGTTAGTAGATCTTAAACTCAAATTACAAGAGTGTAAAGCGTAATGTTAAACCCAATTAAATCAATTGTTAAATTTAACCATGATGCAGGTCTCACAGACAAGCCGTATGATGACTTCTTGGAATCTTCATTCCAAATTGAAGAAGCACTTGAAG